TAAGTGTTAGTGGCACAGGCACACCAAGAATACAGAAAAACAGTACAGGCTCGTATCTTACTTCAATATCATTTAATAATGGCGACACAATTCGCATGAGGCTGCTTAGTTCTTTTGCATATGAAACGACAGTAACAGGCACAGCATCAATGACAGGCGACACCGCATCATTTAGTGCAACCACAGAGGCTGACCCATGTTTTGAAGCAAGCACACTAATCCTAATGTCAGATGGAACTTACAAAACACTCGCACAGATTCAAGTTGGCGATATGGTTATGGGTTACTCAACACCAAGTATGATTGACCAAAGTGTTGATGGATGGTATGCTTGGACTTCATCAGATATTACAGATGGTGCAAATACTGTGGCAACTGTTGTGTCTGTAGATATACATCCGCACTTCAATTACTACACCATTAATAATGACTTTAAAGTGTCAGGCTTGCATCCGCTGTTGATAAAACGTGATGATCTATGGCAATGGATTAAAGTAAATGCGCTTCAGGTTGGTGATAAAATGTGGTCAGACAATCAAGAAGAAATTGAAATAACATCTTTCGTAAATACCCTTGCAGAAAGTGAAGCCGATGCGATATCTGTTGTATCTCTTAATGTTGAAGACGTTGACACATACTTCGTCAAAGGAAACACAGGAATCACAATCCTCGCCCACAACAAATAGGTTTACGGAAAACAAAAGTTAACTACGTTAATTAGGATAATATTATGTCAGAAGACTTGCACAAACAAATTGGAAGACTTGAAGCACACGTTGAGGCACTACAAAAGTCAACAGAAGAAATCAGAAATGATGTAAAAATCATGACAGAGCAGATGAATAGGTGGCGCGGTGCAGGGATGGTCTTGATGTTGGTTGGTGCGGTCTTTGGATTTATAATAGACAGTCTGGCTTCACTTTTTAGTAAATGAGATTTTTTATTTTATTATTATTATGTGGCTGTGCCACACAAAGTTACACAAATTCATGTCCAGAGACTGACATTCTATGCCAGACAAACCTAAACGCTCAAACGCTTTATCTAATTGGCGAAAAAGATGCGGCAGTAAGACTTCTCTGTGGATTACAGCAATATCAGTTTGTCTTGGATTGTCAGGCACAGGAGTAGCTCAGGACATCACAGGGGACTTAAACACAAACACAAATATCCGCGATGCCACAGTGGATAGCAACAATACACAAGAAACTATCAATTACAATGGCGCAGGAAGTAGTCCCGGATCACAGCCTCCACCTTCTGCCATATCACCTACAGTCATAGGCGGTGGCGGTCAGGATAGCTGCCTGATACCAACGGCAGGGGGGATACAAGTAAGCCTGTTTGGTTTAAGTTTTGGCGGCATGGAGCAAGATGATGAGTGCAACAGACGCAAGGATGCCCGGTTATTGGGTACGCCACAGCAGATAGGCGGTATGGGACTTCAAGTTTCAGGTATATCTGTAATGTGTGGAAATGCGGAAGTATTTAAGGCGATGGCACTGGCAAATACGCCGTGTCCAATTATGGATGTGAATAAGGGTAAGTTATTAGTCGGGCGTGAGGCATTTGAAATGATGCGTAGCAATCCACGACAATTTGTGGTAGGATACCGACAGAACCCAAAGTTCTGGGACGAGTTATTAAAGATAGGAGTTGAACTTGCAGAAATTGAAAAAGCTACTGACAGTCGTAGCGTTTCTGAGCGTTACAGACGCACACGCAGCAGACGCAACAATAACTGAGCTGTATGATGCCGCCTCTGCAATCCAGCAGAAGTTGCAAATGTCTAATGCCGCATTTACTATCGACATGATGGCTCATCAGGGTTATGTCGTTGAGACAGGTATTACAGATGTTGCCACCATTTCAGACACGATGGTTACAGACTATAATAATGCAATCAACAACGTATTAAATACCAGTTACCTGACAGCCAAAGATGTCTTTCTTGAGAAGCATGACGAGGCTATCAACAATATGCACAATGCGATTGGTGAATTGGTTGAGGCAACAAGCAGATTGTCAACCGTTTCTGTGGTTGCTGAATTGGCTTTGAACGCCGAAACAACGCAGGAACAATTACAGGTTCAGCAAGCACTGGCTCAGACTGACATGACTATCACCGAAGCTGATGTCAATAACTACAACGAAGCTCTAGGAAGTGTGGAAAGTTTTGCTCAACAGGCTGGCGCGTTTTTAAGTGCCGCCAACAATGAAGGCATCACATCTGCGGTTGATAACTACTCAGCACAGAACAATATTGCGGTTGCATCATACAGCCAAATTACATATACACAGAACATTGACACATTTATCATTAGCTACGACAACAACCTTTATATGTCGTTTCAGGGCGCATTTACAAATCAAATGGTGACTGCTGATGACCTATACGGGACAGCAATGTATGTGCAATGAGTGAGGTTAATTTAAGTAATTTAAAGGCGGTATGGCTTACACTTGCCCTGCCCGTATTGTCAGGTATAAGTGGTGCAATATACTTTGGATATGACGCTATAAAGCGATTTGAAATTGTTGAGCAGGATAATGGGCAGTATGCGTCAGATATAGGTAATTTAAGCGGTCAATTGACCGCGATTCAGAGCCGAATACAGACGTTAGAGCAAGCGATGCAGGATAATGATGTCAGAGGGCTTGCGCCAAAATTGAGCGAGATAAGCACCCAAATGACCACAATACTTGAACAGCAAAAAGAATTGCTTGATTTGAGAAGTAAAGTTGAAAAGTCCGAAACCATAACCAATGGATTGGGCGACAAATTAGATAAGTACAATGCCGAAATCGAAGACTTGTGGAAGGCCTTTGATGAGGCTGTTAAAAACCCGTTAAAATAGGTGAAAATATGCTAAAGGGATTATTTAAAAATGTAATTGGAACAATCGTTCCTACACTTGGTGCGGCTGTTGGTGGGCCGCTTGGTGGCATGGCGACTAAAGTTATTGCTGACGCACTGGGATGTGGTGAAAGCGAAAAGGAAATTGAAAAGGCAATTAACAATGCCACGCCTGAACAGTTGATGGAGCTGAAGAAGGCTGAAAGAGATTTTGAAGTTCGCATGAAAGAGTTGGACGTTGATATCTTTGCACTTGAGACAGCAGATAAACAAAACGCCAGAAGCCACTTTGCAAAAGACTATACCGCCAAGTTTATTGGCATTGTCATGGTAATATTCTTTTGCTCATATATTGCAATGGTAACACTCATGCCGCCAGAGCAAAATTCAATGGAGCTTATTAATCTTGTGCTGGGCTATCTTGGCGGCTTGGTTAGTGCAGTAATCAGCTTTTATTTTGGCGCATCACAACAGCAGGAAAAGACAAATGAATAAATTGATTGAGCAATTAAAGCGGCATGAGGGTGTAAAGTTAAAACCGTATAAATGCAGTGCTGGAAAGCTCACGATTGGCGTGGGAAAAAATATTGAGGACAATGGAATAACCCTCGAAGAGGCTGAGTATCTTTTACAGAATGATATTGCAGAGGCAAGGTCACAACTACTACACGCCTTCCCGTGGATGGGTGAATTTAATGACGCACGAATAAGTGCCATGATTAATTTTACATTTAATGTCGGCATTGGCACAGTTAAGAAGTTTGAAAACACGCTGTCATATATGCAGTCAGGCGAGTGGGATAAGGCGGCAGACGAGATGATGGACAGCCGATGGGCGAGGCAAGTAGGCAATCGCGCCATCGAAGTCACTGAGCAAATTAGAACAGGTGAGTGGAGTTAATTAGTATAAATTAATAGACTAATATAAATATATGAGGTATGTTATGATTAATGAAAATAACTCCAAAGATATTACATGTAAGAAATGTAATACTTCTTTTGATGCACCAGAAAAAAATAATTGTCCTGTTTGTGGTAAAAACCAAGACACTAAAAAAGATGTTACCGTAAAAGTTACACCTCTTGAACCCGTGTTTGGACAAATACTTAGGTGATATTATGGCGCTACAGAAACTTTCTTTTAAACCCGGAGTAAACACTGAAGTTACTAGTTATAGTAATGAATCTGGGTGGGTAGATTCTGATAAAGTTAGATTTAGAGCTGGGTTCCCAGAAAAAATAGGTGGTTGGCAAAGTATTTCTGATTATACTTTCCAAGGAATTTGTCGTTCTCTTTGGAGTTGGAGAACTTTAGCTAGTGCAAATTTGCTATCTTTAGGAACAAATTTAAAATTTTATGTTGAAAAAGGTGGAAATTACTACGATATAACACCTATTCGAGCTTCTGAATCTTTAACAGACCCTTTTGCAACTACAGACGGTTCTGCTATTGTGACTGTTACGGATCCTGCGGGGGGGTTCAGTGATAATGATTTCGTTACTTTTAGCGGTGCAAGTGCTGTTGGGGGAATAACTTTAGATGGAGAATATCAGTTAACTTATCTAACTTCCACTACTTATACTGTAACCGCCGACTCTAACGCTACTTCAACTACAACGGGGGGTGGTTCTGTAACTGCTGCTTACCAACTTAATACTGGTACAGAAACAACTACGGCTTTGACTGGCTGGGGAGCTGGTGGTTGGGGTTTAGGAACTTGGGGTATAGGAGCAACTACTACCCAATCATTAGGTATATGGAGCCAAAGTAACTTCGGAGAAGATCTTTTATTTGGGCCTAAAGGAGGAGGTATTTACTTATGGGATGCCTCTTCTGGACCTTCTGTTAGAGGGGTGGCTGTTTCTGGGTTGGTTGGTGCTAGTTCTGTACCTATAATACAGAATAAATTATTAGTTTCCGATATTAGTCGGTTTGTTTTTGCCATAGGGTGTAATCCTTTTGGAAGTAGTGTACAAGATCCAATGCTAATAAGATGGTCTGACCAAGAAGATTATTTAGAATGGGCACCAGCAAGTACTAACCAAGCGGGGAGTTTACTTTTTTCGCGTGGCAGTCAGCTTGTAACTTTGATCCAATCCAGACAAGAAATATTGGTTTGGTCAGATTCAGCGCTATATTCTTTGCAGTATGTAGAACCTCCAGTGGTTTGGTCTGCCCAATTAGTAGGAGAAAATATATCAATAGCATCTTCTAACGCCGTTGCCTACGCTAACGGTACAGCTTATTGGATGGGTAAAGATAAGTTTTATGTCTACGATGGTCGCACTATGACGCTACCTTGTTCTGTACGCAGATATATTTTTTCTGACTTGAATACAGATCAATATGAACAGGTTTGTGCTGGAACAAACGAAGGTTTCCACGAAATTTGGTGGCATTATTGCTCCAAAGATTCTTCTACTGTTAATAAGTATGTAATTTATAACTATCGAGAACAGACTTGGTATTTTGGTACTATGGGTCGGACTGCATGGTTAGATACAGGAGAAATAGACTCTCCTATAGCAGCTACAAATAACAACAGACTTGTTGTACAAGAAATAGGGTGTGATGATTTAGAAACATCTACTCCTACAGCTATATCCTCGTATATAACATCAGGTCAATTTGACTTAGACGATGGTAATAGATTTTCTTTTGTTTGGAGGTTGTTACCTGATCTTAATTTTGAAGGTTCTTCTACACACAATCCTTCCTTAAATATGAGTTTGTTACCTCTTAATAATTCTGGGTCTGGGTACAACAGTCCTAGTTCTATTGGGGGTTCTAATACAGGTTCAGTAACGCGAAGTAGTGTAGTACCTATTGAAGCCTATACGAACCAAGTAAATGTTCGTGTTCGTGGTAGGCAAATGTCGATCAAAATTGAGTCTACCGCAGAGGGTGTAAAATGGCAATTAGGCTCTCCTAGGCTCGACATACGCCCAGATGGTGGTCGTTGATGCGAAAGACAGATTATAATTTTAAAGCCCCTGCTTTACCGTATCCTACTAGTTCCTACGATCAAATTTCGCAGCAAGAACATAATAAGATACTACGTATATATTTTAACCAGCTAGATGCTTCTTTACAAACGGCTTTAGATATAGGTCCGTATGCCTCATTTGCAAAATCTGCCAGTGTTGCGTTTGCCAGCGCAGACACCGAGCAAGTTATTACATATGACACACCAACATACGCTGATGGCATCACGCAAGGCACACCGTCAAGTCGAATTGTTTTTGAGGGGAGTGGAAAATACTTATTGGCTTTTACGGCACAAATATACAGCACAAATGCCTCAACAGTTGACTTTTACTTCTTTCCCAAAATTAATGGATCGGCAGTGACAGGCTCAACTATTAAGGCAAACTTGCATGGAAATGGGGAGACTATAGTTGTGTCAAGGTCAGCAATATTTTCAATGAATGCTAATGATTATTTAGAGGTTGGGTGTGCCTGTAGCAGTACAGATGGAAGTTTAAATGCGTTTGCGGCTACGGCTTTTGCCCCTGCCACACCGTCAACGACACTGGCTATTACAAGGATCAGCAGATCAATAATATAGATAGACAAGTAATAAGTATAAATGTTAATATGCTAAAATTAATTGGAGTAGTATAAATGGCTATTGATCCCACGCAAGCTCTCATGGTCGGTGCATCTTTGCTTGGCGGTAAAGCGGTTGCGGATTCAGATTCAACAAAAACTAAAACACCTCCTTCAGGTTATCAGGGTGGTATACCGAGTTTGGAGTATACAAGAGAACAAGTTCCTATTAGCGATGAAGGTAGACGTCCGGGGAGTTATGGGCAACGTTACTTTACTCAGGGTTCATTTAGTGGACAGGAAAATCCCTATATTGGTGGTACAGGTATAGGTACAGGTACAGGTACAGGTACAGGTACAGGTACAGGTGGTACAGGTGGTGGCATAAATACCTCTGACGTTTTAGGGGCAGGATTACTAGGGTATGGTGCATACAAGTCTCTTGGCGGCAGCGGCATTGTTGCAGGAGCGAAAAGTTTACTTGGTCTTGGATCAAATGCAGCAGGTGCTGGTGCTAATGCGGTTGTAAACGCAGGTAGTAACTTAGTTCCCGGTACTGGAGTAGTAAAAGCAGGTGGTGATGGTTTTAGTTATGTGTATGGGGGAAGTTTAAAAGACCCTGTGCTTCAGGGTATGACGCAGGAACAAATAGCTGAAAGAGTAGCAGCGCAATTAGCACCAGATGCAGCAGGTAATGTGGTTGGTAATGCAGTCGGTGCTTTTGGCACAGGTGGAACGTCTGGTATAGGCGCATTACCTACAGCTCAACAATTAGCTTATCTTGCGCCATATATGGCTGCGCCTTTTTTACTTGATCCTCTTGGAAAGTATGTTCTCAGTCCTATAGCTGACGCCCTTGGTTTTGGTTCTAAAGAAAGAGCAAAACGTGCTGAACTAGCAAAGTGGTCTGAAGAAAGTGGTCTTAATGATTACAAAGCTATGGTCGAGAGTGTGAGTGGAATGCCATATAGCGACTATATTAAGAGCAAAATGCCTCCACTATCACCATATCAATCAGATTTACAATCCTTACAGCGTAGTGGTGCTGGTGATACGTCCTATGAAGAAGACGAATTGCTACAATTCTACCAAACACCGCAAGGGAAGCAACGAATGGCTGATTTTTACGCTGCAAATCCAGATTGGTACACACCAACAGGTCAGCGTGTTTTCCCTGAAGGGATATTAGGTGATATGGATAGGGCGGCGGCGGCATGGTTTGCTAGTGGTCAAAAAGGGCAAAGTCCTAATGCTGGAATAATAAAAAATG